GCCATATCAATATCTTCATCTTCTAAATCAATCGGTTTTGATGTAGGTTTGACAGTCTCAACTTTCTTTTCAGGTTGAGCAGATTGAACAAATGAATTGTTAGATTCTTCTGTCTTAAATGATAGTACTGTAGCAGTATGTGAAGCTCTTGACAAAGCTACATATTTTATCTGATTTCTCTCCTGAGTATTCTGATTTTTATCAATATTATCTTCATCTACAAATACATGCTTGTAAGTTCCACCTTGGGATTTATGAGCAGTAATAGCATAACCATAATCCAGATGTTTGTTCATTGCTATATCTGATCTTCCTTCATTATTTGTATAGTTAACTGCTTTGAATGAGAGATTACTCTTTTTAAACCCGTAATACTTAGCAAAAGCTATTGCTCTTTCTCTCGATCCGATTCTTTGAGCTTTCGCAGTATTAAGTAGATTAATAGCTGTATTACTGTATTTCTTAAAGTTCTGATTATCTGTATGATCTACAATAAAGAACTCTTTAGTAAGAGATATTTTTTCCCATCCTGTTTTAGTATTATACTCCTGCAGATCGTTAGTATCAACAACTATTACATTGAATCCTGATATTCCGAACTGATTTGTTGTCTTAGGTGATTTCTTAACTACCTTATAATCAGCAGAGTTTTCAATAAGAATTTCATTCTTATTTTTTTCTATGGTCTCATAACCCATCAGAATATCATTCTCTTCAACTATATCAACATTGGTTCCGATAAGTTTTTCTCTGATTGCCTGATTATATTCACTTACTCTTTCGTTTGTCCAGGCTATCATTTTTACAGTATTAGGATCAGCAGAGAACTCTTCTGATGTAAATATGTCAATAGCTTTCTGAATAAAATTCTTCTTGTTATTTGTAAAGAGAATACCCTCTTTCCTGTCATTAAGTTGTGTCTTATGAGCAAAGAGATCCTTCGCACTCTTAAGATTACTCCTGATCAGGTCGAATACCTTATTAAGAGGATTACCATCTGTAAGCCTTTCAACTTTAATAAGATTAGCTCTATTGACAATCCTTTCGTCTGTAAATACTTTACTTGCAACTTCACCTACAGGTGGTATCTGACCAGGATCACCCATGAATATAAGTTTTGTACCTGTCTTTTCAGCAAGTTTCAACGTATATTCAAACAGGTTCTTATTGATCATAGAAGACTCATCAATAATAATCAGATCATAATCACCCATTGTAGGTGGATTCTTCGGATCGAATTTGAGATCAGTCAGACTGAATTTTTCAAGATCGGTATTAAGTCCAAGTCCTAAGATTGAATGAAGAGTCTTTGCTTGATTACCTGTAAGTACTGTCAGAACTCTTTTAGCTCTATGAGTAGGTGTTGCGCCACCTATCATCATTTTACCTGACTTCTTATTTTCTTCAATAATCTTACGAACGATAGTAGTCTTACCTGTACCAGCATATCCTGTCAGAACAAAGAACTGATCATCACCTTCTTTCAGCCATTTTCTCATCTTATCCAGAGCATCAGCCTGTTCTGCATTAAATGTGATCACTCTACCATCCTGAAGAGTTAATTGATTATCAGGATTATTTGCGTCAATCGGTTTAACTTCAGGTTTAATTTCCTCTTGCACTGGTTTATTTTCAATTACTGGTTGAACAGGTTTCAGAAGTTCAAATTCAATTGCAGCTGCTCCGTCTTTTAACCGATCTATATCAGTTATACCTTCTTGTGTCCAACCCTCTTTATACCATGTCGATTTGAATTCAGGAGTACCTTTAGGATAAATTGCAGTTACTTTCGCATATATAATTTTTGTAGTTCCATCAGCTGATTTACCAAAATGTTTAACAATATCTCCAACCTTTATATTATATTTTTTCATTTCATCAGCACTTCTTGTTGTCCTGGTTCTAAAACCTGCTTCGATCATATCAATTGATGTAGGATTAGGACCTAAAACTTTTTTCACATGATCAGCAGCTTCTTGTGTATAACCCCATTGATTTTGTCCCGATATTCTGTTCTGAGGTATATTAGCAACTGAAGTTATTGAACTTTGATTATTCTGAGGTTTCTGAAGCTCAAGAACATCAAGTAATTGATATAATGCTGATTCAAGAGCGCTACCTTCCTTGATATCAAATCCAATAGCTTTAAGAAGTTTAATTAACCTTTCTTTTAACGCTTGTAAGAAACTCTTACCATTTTCAAGTTGTACTGAGTTAAGAAGATTCTGAAATCCTTTATCAGTAAGAGCCATTGTTACAAACTCTTCAAGTTTTGTTAATCCGTAGGCTTTTGATTCAGGTATTTTAATTTTAATCTGGTTAAAAAGAATATTTAATGATTTAAGTACTTCTCTATCATTATCTGTAAGAGCAAAATCAGGAACTTCTTTAATCAGTGCATCATATTTCTTCTGAGCTAATTTGTCACCTTTAGCTATCTCCTGTTCGTATTGATACAGCCTTATTTTGTACCCTGTGAAACTATGGACCAGTTCATGCAGAAATACATTTGCAATAAAATCTCTATCTTTTGATGCAAGTTTATCAGCATTAAGAAGAAGAGTATGAGCCTGTTCATTTCTCACTTTAGAATATCCATAGAAATATGTACCTGCACGTTCTTCTTTACCTGCTTTGGATACTTTGAATATTAATCCTTTTGGAAGATAATCTATCTTATCGTAGAGCATTTCTGCAACTGCTCTGTTACCTTCATTTCCTGTAAGTATTATATTATTAAGTATCTCCTTTATAGTCTCAATAGCATTATTTTTTGTAACACTTGTAAGTTTACCAGATCTTATCTGATCTATAATTGCATCAGATTCAGTTTCTGTTACAGGTGGTTTAACTGGTTTAGCCTGGATTGGTTTAACAGGTTCTTTTCTTGTTTTGTTTTCTCTTAATAATGATGTTTGTGTAAGAGCCTGGTAATCATATTCTGCAACACCAAATGAACCAAGAGTATCTATCCTGTTGTATTTTCCTGACTTCATATCAAACTTAAACAGACTTAATCCACTATTTGATTTACTGTTACTCATTGTAACAAGAGCAGGTTCATAGAAAGTCTTTTCAGACATTATTCCTGATCTTTCTTTGAACTGATCAGTAACGGCAAAACTTGTTATATCATCTGTTTCTTTTGAATTAGGATTAACAATATCCTTTTCTCTGACCTGTACAAGTTTTTCCGGATTATGTTGGAAATACTGTAAAACAAAAGGACTAATAGCATAATACCCTTCTATTCCGTCAGGCTTAACTATCGAAAACTCATGTTCAAGATTCCTGAATCCTTTCAGTTCTTCAAAGAAAGGCAATACTTTCAGATAAGCAGCAGGAACATATTTGACAAACTGTATAGCTTCCTGAATCCCACCTGTTATATATGCATAGCTGATCAGATCCTGGGCAATATCTCTTAAAGTATATTCTTTACCATTAAATGTACCTACTTTAGGACTATTACCATCCGGTCCTTTCTTAAGGAGCATATCTATCAATGAACTGTAAATTACTCTTTCATCAGATCCTTCTGCACTTGAAGCATTAAATTTTATAAGTGATGGTTTACCATTTATTTTAATATCAGGTTCAAGCAGAAAGATGAATTTTTCTTTACCGAAAGGAGTGTTTTTAAGTTTATTAATAATAGTAGCAAGAGAATCATGTGTCTGAACTTTCTTTTTGATAGTCTTGTTACCTTCAGTTACAGTCTGTTCTTCAAATACATCAAAAAGTAACCTTTTTCTTTCGTCTGATATTTTACCTTCATACAGACCAAGACTTTCTTTTGTGAAAAGAAATGATTTAAACTCATTCCACATCTCTTTCCTTCTCTCAGCTTTACCTTTAATAAATGTATCTTTTGAACCTGTAAGCTGTTCAATTTCTTCGAACATTGCTTCGATGGAAGGTAAACGGTAAGGAAAGAATCTACTCCAAAGCGTATTATTTGTAAACAATCCGTAAGCTATTGCAAATCCGTTGATAGTTTTAGGTTTTACTGCATATCTTGTTCCTTTATAATTACGTATTATATAACCAGCATCTTCAAGTTCTTTCAATGATCTATCTTCCACAGCTATAATTTCACCTACAAGCGATGAAGCATTTGTTATATCAGATTCGAGAAGTTCGAATACCTTATCTTCCTTGATTAGAGACTCAAATACAGATTTTCCTAATCCTGCACTGTCAGGATTAATTGTAGTCTGAATAGTCTGTATCTTTTGACCAAGTTCTTTGAATTCCCTGAATTTATCAAGAATAGCTATCTGAGCATAACGGTAGTTTGGAGCATTCTCTCCATTCTCAATATAACTTGCAAGATTCTCAACAGTAGCTTCTGATTCAGCAAACTTACCATGAATTTTTACATCGTAATTATCTGTCTTATATTTCTTGCTGTTTAAAACATTTTTATATGCCTGTTGTTCTTTATCAGCAGTATATCCACTAAGAGAACTACTAAGTCTTTCCAGTTCATCACAGTAATCAATTATAATATCCTGTGCTATGAAATAAAGTACTTCTTCTCCAAATCCAAGTTGATTGAGAATCTTTATTACAGGAAATGTATTGTTGTTTATATTAAGCTTAGCAAGTATCTGAAGTTTGACATTATCAACAGCTGCAGACTGATATCCTGCAATAACGTCTGATTTATAAGCCGTACCATCAATAGTTTTTTCAGCAGACAGGTTACCGTCAGATGTTTTGTTGCCTAATGTTATTGATACAGGAACACGTTCCTTTCCTTTCTTTTCAGTCAGGATAAGATTCTTTCCCTGAGCAAGAGCATTAAACATACTGTCAAGAGAAAATACACTAACTCCGGATTTACCCATTGTAGCCTCTTTAAACATCCTTGACTGATATTCATCAGAAAGACCTGTAAATAATCCACCTTGGGATTGTTTTCTTGCATTTCTTTTATCGTATATATCATTAGCTATTCTTTCAAGTTCCCATGTACCAAGCGGAATAGCAATCTGTTTTTGTACAACAGGATCGGAATTGCGATGAATAGCCATATGAATGTCTATAATCTCATTCTTAAGAACCTCTTCTTCATAATGAGCTTTATTCCTTTGTACCTTAATGTTACCTTCTTTATCCACATAGGTATAATACATATAGGTATAAAGCTTATCAACGTCAAAGTCAGAACCCATTTGTACAACAAAGTCTTTTGTTGCTATAATAAGATCACCTGATTGCTTCGGAAGAAATCCTACTATTTCTATTAATCCTTGTGAGTTCGGACCCTGGTTAGGAATACGCATTCCAAACAGATTCAATACCTCAGGATCAATCTTTGATGTATCAAGCATATTATCTTCATCAACATATTGATGAATATCAATAAGTTTCCCTTTACGATCTTTAAGTTTCCAGGGAACAATTGCCTGAGAAGGTTTTCTTACTCCATTTTCAATCCTTGCAGGTTTCAGACCTATTTTAGGATCATAGGCTGATGTAAATACTATTCCTTTTCTTTTTTCAATCTCTTCTTTCGATTCAGCAACAATACCTTTAAATCCTTCTTCTGAACCAAGAACAAAGGATTTGCCAGGCATTTTAACCTTAATGATCCTGTTGTTTACAATAGAATTAAGTAGAGATTCAAACTTATCACTTGAAGGAGAAAATGCAATCAGATCGAGTTCTTTATCCAGTTCAAGTAATTCTCTGTGAGATATAGGATAAGTTCTTTCTCTTACTTCCCTGAGAAGAATATCTCTTAATTTTTTCTTATCAATATTATCTGTACCATCAACACTAAGTTCATTCAGTTCTGATGTTCCGTTAACTGTAAGTTCTTCTAACAATTTGTCTTTATAAATTTTATGCAGTTGATTATATTTTTCATGATAAATTTCCTGCAATTTAGAACCATTGATAGCTTCACCAGTATTATACCACGGAATACTGAATCCTTCAACATTAAGCATGTTGATAAGTAGGTTCTTAGATGCCTGACTTACCTTATTGATCTCAATTATTTTTCCTTGTGGTACTTCCTGTTGTATCCTGAAACCTTTACGATTAAGTTCAATGGTCTTACCTGTAAAATCAATCTGATCAGCTGGAAGAATATTACCATTATCATCATATATCTTAATTGGATCAGCAATGTTTCCAACTTTAACAGCTGTAGAATAAGCTAAACGATGAACACCTTGCTTCTCCATTGCAATACGGAGATTATCAAGTTGAGTATTTTTTGTAAGTTGTGGAAGCAAAGGAAATGAAGATGATTTGATATAAATTCTCCTGTCTATATCAGCACCTACATCAATTTTATTGTCAACATAAACAGGTTTGATAGGCTGAAATATAAGTGCAAGTTTGATCTCATCTATTTCTTTTCCTTCTTTTAATTGATTATATATATCAGTATAATCCTTATCTGAAATCTTTCCTGATCTCCAAAGAATATTAAGATGTTCTTTCCATGTAGTTACTTCCTGGGCATCAGTTGAATCGAATGAATAATAAGGTGCTGACAGATATTTACCTATTGCATTTTTAAATTTATCCCTGTCTATCTCACCTTTCTTTAATTTCTCTTCAAGATCTTTAACTTCTTTAACAGCTTCTATACCATCAAGTAGTTCAGTAAGTTGATGACGTACAAGTGACTGAGCAGGAAAGTCGGAAGCAAACGCCTGTATATAATTATCTTTTTCTGAGTTAGCAAGATCAATACCTGGAGCTATGTCAGCTGCAAGACGTTTGTTTATATTTATGTATGTCTCCATTGCATCAGCAACAAAGTCATAATCATCATCAGTAAATTTCCTTTTGTTTTTTGAATTTACTTTTGCTTTTTTATAATACAAGGCAGGATCACCTACAAACAGTTTAGCAACTTCAGCATTACCAATAAGATATTGGAACACCATATCTGCTGCAGCTCCTCTTACTTTCGCATCTTCTTTAACAATTGAAAGAGGATTATTTTTGGTATTTTTAACTCCTGCAAGGAATTTGGTATTCAATCCTATCGTTGTTTTCTTGCCTTTTTCATCTGTAAACTGACCTAAACCTAAGTTGTTCCAGTTTGCCAGCTTTTGATCAACAAGAAAATTAAAATGTTCTTCTACTTTGTTTTTAAGAAGTTCTGTTTTCTTTTCATCAGTAAGAATATCCTGATATATATTACCTTCTTTATCAAATAGTTCCCTTACTTTATTTAATTCCGGAAAGAAAAAGAACATATTTGCAGCACCTTTTTTATATGTATCAAGATTTGCTCTCTGGTTTGCACTTCTTTTCTGATAACTTAACATTCTATTGATCTCAGGAACAACTATATAATCATATAATTTTTGAACAGACTCTTTGCTTATCATCCCATCTGTTGAAAGTTTCAGATCCTGGGCAACAACTGACAACATCATAATTGTAGTCTTATCAGATGTCGAAGGATATAACAGTCTGATAACTCTTTGATTGTTACCTGACTGATCTTCTATCAGAGACTGAAGGAATCCTATCTTCACTGTTTCGATCTCAGCTTTAGAAAGTTTATACAGCTCACTGTTATCTTTTGATTTACTGCCTTTCTTTTTCAAAGGTTCAAGAGATAGCACCTGATAACCAAAATTATCAAGGAACTTTTTATTTTCTTCCTGTGAATTTCCATGCATAGCTTCAAGCCATGCAGACTTACCATTAAAACTTAGTTTCTTAAGATCCTCAAGAATATTATTACTATTCTCTATAAGTTCTCTTAACCTACTAACAACGAACTTATTGTTAGCATAAGAATAGATAGTTTTCTTTCCTGAACGGTGAGAATTGGTAAATGCTGTTTTAGAATATCTTGCTTCAAGTCTTGCGAGATCTTTGAAAAATGTTCCTTCTATTATCTTACCATCATCTGAAAGTGGTAAACTGCCTCTCTTCTTAACATTATCATATAAAAGTTTTCTGATCTTTGCAATAAATGTCAGATAACTAATTCGTTTCCCTTCTGTAAAAAATCTACCTTCAACAATAGCATCCCATGCAAGATCACTTAGCGTAATACCGAATCTTCCGTCAAGCCATGCTCTTACTTCTTCGGGTGGATGCTTTTTATTCTTATCCCATACTTCAAATTCCCTGGTTATATCATTTCTGGTTCCTTCGGGTATTATAAATTCATCAGGATTTTCAATAGACTGAGCATTAGCAGAATTCAAGAATAATTGCATTTCCCATTTATGTAATATCTTTTTACTCTTTTCATTTGCATCAGAATCCATCTTCGTAAATCCAAAACTGCCTGACTTAGGATCGACAGTAAACATCAGGAATTCCATATCTACATAATGGTTGGTCATACCAGATGTAAACTGAAATTTTTCCTGACGGGTACTTTTCTCAAGTTTCTCTATGACTTCTCCTATCCATGGATAGATTTGTTTATATTGCTCAAGAGTTTTTATTATAGTTTCATAATCTCCTCTCAGATTAGCTGTAAGTCCCTGCAGAGTACTATAAACTTCTTGAAATGATAAAGTCTTTTCTGCACCAAAATAAGTAAGACGCGGAGTACCATGCGGATTGATAGTTTTGATTTTTATTACACCGTCTTCTTCTACTTCTTCAGTAACAGGAGTATTATTAAGATAATCTGTTATTCCAGAAAGCATTTCTTTAATAGCTCCTGATAATTTACTTTCAGGATCTTTAAGATAGTCACTATCTGCCCATCCTTCGTTAGCTTTGATCAAACCTTCTTCGTCACCTTCTTCGTCACCTTCTTCTTCATTATTAGGTTCATTAGGATTCGATTTGACAACTATCTCTCTGATACGTGTGATCTGATCATGAGCAAGAGCCGTAAGAGTATTCCAATTATCAAGTATTTGTTCAAAATTTGCTATTTGCTTTCTGAACATGTCAGCATCAGCTTCTTCATTAGCTTCGATAGCCATCTGTAAATTATCCTTATCAGCTTGAAGACTTTCTTCAAATTGTGTTTTAAGGGTACTGAATATCTTTTCCTGTGATATCCTTTTACCGTTTTCAAATACAGCCTCTGTAATTTTCTTCTGAATAAAATCAACTATCTGTTGTTGTTTTCCGGCATTAAAACCTTTAATTCTTATACCAATTATACTACCATCATTATTAACAGTAACCTCTGTATCTTTTTCCATCTGTTCAAGTTGACTCTCATCCAGATAGTCACTGCTTTCATCATAATTATCTTCATCAGATATATTATACTTAAAATGTGATTTTTTATAAGCAGGTTTAGGTTTAGATTTCTGTTGAATAGATTGTTCTTCAACAGATTGTGTTTTAGATTCAGTTTCTTTTTTTGTAGATTCTGTAAAAAATACTTCAAATGTTTCAGATGTATCAGTTCCAACAACTCGTACTGTTCCAACTAATCTACCTTTATTATTTCTTCCTCTGGTTTCAAGTATTCTAATACTTTTAATATCACCTAATCCTTCTTTTAAATTTTCTAATGCATCTTCATCTCCAAAAGATTCTTTCCAATCTATCATATCAGAATCAATAGTTGGAGCTATTTGTTTATCTGTACTTGCTCTATTTATTGTATATTTTTGGGGTGTTTCAAGATCAATAGTAGGTTGTGAATTAATACCAACTTTGTTTACTTTAACTGATTCATTAGCACCAGTATAATCGAAACTGATTACAGGTTGTATAGTATAGACATACTTAGGTGGCTGACCTTCATCAGCTATATTATGAGCAAGAAATGCAGATTTAGTTGATCTTCTGAGATGATCTGTATAACTTACAGTTTCAATTTCATTTTGATCATTAAGTATAACAATTTCATTATCTGTATTTATATTATCAAGATTAGTCTGAAAATATGCATCACGAAGCATATCGATTACTTCATCAACATATTTATTAAAACGATCCTGATTTATCTTTTTCTTTGCAGCTTTAGCAAGAGTCCTTACGGTACTTTCCATTCCACCACGACCTATCTGAATACTCAGGTCGTTACTCGTTTCATTTGCCGACGTTGTTATAAATATATCACCTTGCTGCTTGATTGATGTATTGCTTTGTATAAATGATTTTAAAGGGTTCTCTGCCCTCTTGTGATCTCCAATATCATACAGGTTTACAAACTGTCTTATAAACTCTGAAAGACCTATTCCCTGAGTAATATTAATTCTCATCTTATCGGCAATAGCATCAACAAACGCTTTATCCTGAGCATTTGTTTTATCACTTCCGTTATAGAAGATCTCTATTGCCTTACGGATACTTCTGAGAATATTCACCTGATCTCCAAGTTTTGTATGGAACAACGGAAGTGCAATCTTATCTTCACCTACAGGAACTATAACGTAAGTACAACCTTCTTTAAGTGATTTATTAAGAGTTTCATTAGGATATATTTCATTCCTATTGGAATAGAGTGATCCATTCTTTACAACAGCCACCGTAAGATCTTTGTCCGGAAGAGCTTCAGAAGTTGTTATCGGACCACTTACAGAACGAAATAAATAACCCGGAGTCCTTTTAGTGATTTTTGTTTTAAATTCTTTATTTGTAAGTACATGATTGCGTACTTTTTTACATACAGTAATGCTTTCTGCAATACCTTCCGATACAACATTTGCAGGTCTTATCCATTCAACAGTATGGAAATGTCCAATTCTTTGTTCACCTACATATATGCCTATTGGAACATTGTCACGAACAAGTTCATCGTATTTTTCCTGACTGATTGTTCCTGCTTTTAATTGAGCTTGCCAAAAACTCTTATTAGCTCCCCATGTAGTAAGTTGCCTTGTTTCCGATCCGTGAACATAATCAGGTGTGGTATCATTGTCTTCAAGACGAAGTGTAATTTCTGTACCTTCCTTGTACAGATCAGGATCAAGAATTTTCTTATCCTGCATCTTTGAATTGAGATCATTGGTTATCTCTTTTCTTTTATTTCCTGTCTGTTCAAAATCCCTTGATAGATATGCAATTATATTACCTGCAAATTCAACTTTCAGATAATCATATTCCTCTTCTGTCAGTTTTTCGTTGTTGAGTTTACCTGTTTTAAATTCGAGATCATTAAGAGAATTTTTTAATTCCTCTTCGTTAGCAGTAGTATATTGATCAATAGTAAGAAGTCTCGATATAGTTACTGTACTGTTTAAAGCATTCTTTTCATCAGGAGTAAGTTTACTCCATTCTTCTAGATTACGATAGTTAGTGCTTTTAATAGTACCAGACTGTTTTGCAGACTGTGTAAAATTGAATAAATCCTGTAATGGTAAAAATGAAGGTGCAACTTTTTCTTTTGGTAATATTTGAAGCATTCTTGCAATAAGATCGTCAAAAGATATGTCTTCAACATTCTTTGATTTCTTTATTGCATCAATAAAGTTCTGCAGAATACCAAGTGTTCTCTGTTCAGGAGAAAGATCTGATCCTTCGACCGCAGCATTTGACAGTTCTTCTTCAGGTATTGTTTCAAGAACATTTGCCGGAACATATTCCTTAAGACTTTCAAGTAATTCATTTGCAAGACGTTTCTCATCATCAGAAACAGACTCAAGTGTTTCAACAGGTTTATTTACAGGTTGATTAGGGTTAATCAAAGATGTTAATTCTTCATCTTTAACATCTGTGTTGCGATCAATATCTTTTTCTGTCAGAACTTCTCCTGTAACTGTATTTGTTTTAATGTCTTTTTCAGGTCTCTCAAAAGCTTCTTTTGGAATCTTATCTTCTTCTATATCTGACTTTTCATTTTGTTGTGAAACGGTTGATTTAATATTTGCTGTATTTACTTTATTTTTTGCAGTATTTGCAGCTGTTTCTTTCTTAATTTGATCAATTATTTGGTTAAGAGCCTCTTTTATTCCTTTTTCTTTTTCTTTTCTTTCTTTGACAAGATTACGTTGATATTCCGATTTAGTTATCAGTTTAAAGTCTTCTTCAAGCTGTCTGATACGTTCAGTAGCATTGTTAAGATCTTTTTCAAAGGTTTTTTTCCTATTGATAAGATCAGTGTCTTTAACTTCTTGTGTACCAAGCTGGACATCAATATTTGAAATCTCATTCTTCAGAATCTGAACTTCATTTTCAAGAATTCTTTTCGTCTCACGGTTTGTAAATGTTTCAAGCTGATTTTCATATTTTGTATGACGTAAGAATTCCTTCTCAAGACGCTTGACTTCTGCTATCTGTTCGCGAGCCTGTTGTTGATAGTTTTCATCCCATCCATAAGCAAGACGTTCATCTTCCGATACACCATTTGCTATATCTTCAAGCTGACGAATAAGATTTTCAGTAGTCTGATTCCTGAAGTTTTTTCCTGCAAGATCAAGAAGTGAAACATTTTTAAGATACTCGTCTAAATCAGATCTTCCGTTACTTATTGCTTCATTACGAAGTTTTTGCCACTTAGCATATTCACCAAGTTTAGTATTAACAAATTCTGTATTCTGTTTAATTATATCCTGTTGAGCATCATAAGCTTGTTTATATCTTTTCTTTGCTTCTGATCCGAAGTTACCTGACATGACTTCCATCATAATTCTTTGCGGACCACCACCTAAAAATCCCATGAGACCTTCAAGTTGTGCCTGATCAGAGAAAGCAAAATCAAATATCCTTTGTGGAAGATTATCAGGTGTTTCACTTACGTCAGCACCAGCTTTCTTTGCTGATTGATATTCAGCTTCTTTTTGAAGAACATTTTGACTTACTTCTTCAAGATATTCTTTGCCACCCTGAAGAATCATATTTTCTTCATTAAGTTTACCAAAGTTTTTTGCCCAGGTCTTGAGATTTTTCTGTTTAAGTAAACCTCTTGTGAATCCTTTTCCTTTATATAATCCGTGCAAACCAAAAGCGTCAGTAAGTATGAATATTTTGTTTCTAAGCATGAACTTATTTGCTTCCTTACCTGCTATTTCTTCAAATTCTTTCTGTTTACCGTTTGTTAATTCCTGATTTGTAAGATCGACAGCCATATTGTATAACTGATCAGAAGGAAGATCAGGATTCTTCTCTTTAAGATCTTTAAGTATGGTTGTCATGAGATTCTGTTTCATGGCTTCAACAGAGTTTTCAAACTGTTCAACAGCCATGGTCTTACCTTCCATAAAATTTGTAAGATAACCTGCACCGATAGAATTAACAACTCTTGCAGCAGGTTCACTCATCCTGAAAAGTTCTATAAGTTTTAATGCTTTTTGAAGAGATCCTACGACTTTTGCAGCACCAAGACCAGGTAATCCAAATCCTACTGCACTGTCTATTATACCTTTTAAAGCAGAAAAATAAAATCCTGGATCATCCCAATCGAACACCTGATTTGATTCACGATAGATAGGCATAGCTTTGTCAAGTTCTTCCTTGCCTTTACGCATTAATTCACCAAGCCAGTTTTCGTGAACTGTATCAAGTCGGAGTAATCTGTCAATATTATTTTCAACATCAAAGAAATACCCTACATCCTGAACAGCTGTCATTAATCCTGAAGCGATACCACCTACAACAGCATTAAGTGCCTTTGCTCCTATTGGTTGTTTTAACGCACGTTCACGTTCAATGTTAGCAAGATCTTCTTCTGTAAGGTTAGTATCATATTTTGATTTACCTTCAATTAAGTCTCCAACAAAATTTACAGGTTCGTATCTTGAATCAGAAGAACCTTCGAGTACTTTAAAATTCCTATAATCTTCTTTTGAGGTAAGACCTGAATTGGGATCTATAACCTGAAAGTTAAGATAATTACGATCTTTTTCGTCCATCTATTATAATTTACCTGGATTTCCTATTTTACCTTGATAGTTATTAAATCTGGTATCTATCTGTTTAGTAACCATTTCGTAATACTGATCAAGAGATATTGGCTGTCTTGTTTTATTTTTATAATCAACTAACCATATTTTCTTATCGTTACCGTTAACGATATCACCTTTGCCTTCTACATATACTGCCATACTTGTAGGTTTGCCTGTATAATCTAATATAGGCATAGGTTTGAGTTCTCCTTCTTGTATTGTATTAGGATTATAATATGCTTCTGTAACTAACTGAGCGCGATTAAGCATATCCTGCGTTTGTTCATCAGGACTGAAATACACTGTTTCAGGTTTAACACCTTTTCCTTTCCTGTTAGGAACTGTAATTGATAATCTTGCTTCTCTGAAATTTATTTTTGGAGATATATCTTTATTTTTAATTTCTTTCTCAAACTCTGTGTAATCTTTATATCCAAGTTTGTCAATGATACTATTATTATCAAATACATCACCTGTTGAAGCAAATTGTAGTGATTTGAAGTTTGCTGAGTTTATATTACTAAATAACTGATTTTTAATATTATTACTACTATCTTCTAATCTGAGATTAGCTTCAAGTCTTGTTTCAGAATTTGTTTTATCAAGATATTTTTCATAAGCAGAAAATGCATCTTTAGGTGAGAGTTTTCCTAATTCAGGATATTGTTTTACAAGATTATTATAATATTGAGTAACCTTTTTTGTATCTTCTCTGTCACTAACAATTGTTCCAAATGGATTTAAAGGATCTAACGTGTTAATAACTTCTTTTGAAACAGGTACTCCTGATTGATCAACTACAAATCCTTTATCATTAAATTTTACTCCTCTTGTCATTTTTCTATGATTTTCCAATACACTATTGGTATTTGTTACAGTAGGTGTTTTTGAGAATGAAGCAAAATAAGGATTAGCGTTCTGTTCAGCAGTATTTTCAGCAGCTTGTTTTGCTTGCCAATCCTGCAGATAATTATCATCCTGTTGTTTGAAAGGCATTGTACTTGTTCTACCAAGTATCATTGACTGAACAGCTGTACCAAGATCATCATAGTTGTTTCCAAACCATTTTGTTCTTTCCTGTGGCAATTCATTAAATGCTCTTGACATTTCAGGATGTGCAGATAATATTGCATTTTGAATATTTTTATCTGCGGCAAGTTTTTTTATACCATCAGCACTGATCTCTGTAGTCCTACCTGACTTCAGATATCCAAAATCAGTCTGACTTAATCCCCAAAGATTTGTATTTGGTTTTATCTTTGCAAAAATCTCATCAATAGTTTTACCCCAATCTCCCCTTTTAACAATATCATACCCCATTAAATTAGGATCAATAGTTTTACCTGTCTTAGGATCATAAACTGATTTATCTTGAAGAGAATTGAACACCATTGCGTCATTACCGTATTGAGCAATAAGTTTTCTTTCTTCTTCTCTCAACTGATCCATAATCTGAGCTTTCTGCCAGAAATCGTTGTTGCGAACATCAGTAACACTTCTTGCAATTGTTTTTGCAGCCTTACCCCAATCACCGCCAAACTGTTCCTGAACCATCTTATCGGTATCATCAACAAACTTATCTACGAGTTGATTCTTGTAAGCTATATCAGGTGCGCCTACCTTTACTCCACCAAACTGATCCTTTGCTGCAATAGCCATCCCATAACCTTCATCATAAGCTTTTTGTCTGCGTTCAAATTGTTGCTGGACAAACTCTAAAGGAATAGGATTGAAAAAGGATTCATATTGCGATATAGACGGTTCGCTATATCTGTACATTGAATTCGATCTGTTGTTATATCTGTAAGGCATTTTTCTTGTCTTTACCCTTGTTTACTCGCATCATAAGCTTTTCATATTCATCATCACCAAAAAGCTGTATGTTACCGATATATCCACCATTAGCTTTCTTCATTGAATCGGTTTTTGACAGAACCATATTCATATCAGGTGATATACCAAATATCTTTCTCCATACACTGTCTTTGCCAGACACCGCTTTATAATTGTCAGGAGCCATTATTTGAAGCATATTATCATACTGATTTGCAGCCATCCTGTCCTTACCATAACCTACAAGAGAATCTGTGATACCTTGTATCTTTGCATCTCTGCGTTCTGCATTCATCATCATATTCTCACGCTTGATCTGATTAGCGTAAAGCTGGTTCTGATTATTTATTCTTACCGCATCCGCAGCAAGTTGTGCATTCATACGGTCAGTATCATTAAGAATTTGGGCATTAACATTACCTTCATTCTCAAGACTCGCATTGAATTGTTGTCCGGCTGTACGCTGTGTAGCTGTCTTACCAGCAAGAATATTTTCCATTAATGCATTCTGACTGCCTGTGCCTCTTGCATTATTCAGAATGATATTATCAGCAAGATCTCTTTCATTAAGTATCTGTTCACGCGATCTTCCATAGTTGACAAGATTAGGTGAAAGTTTCGTAGGAATATAAGTTTCAGGGTTATATTCAGGAAGATCAATCTTATTGTTCATAAGAAGGTTTCCTACAACTCCTGATACAGCACCTAACCATGGTACTCTTGATTTAAAAGGATTTAATCCTGCAGAAGAATCACTTGCAAGAATATTATTTATTCCTGCAAGTTTATTATTTGAAAGAGCAAGTTTTGGAATAGATATTTTTGAAGCACCTTCGTTTATAAAACCAAGATTCTGAGGTATTCCAGATGCATATTTATCTGAACCTTTGTATGTTGGGTAAACTGTTAACGGTGCAGTTTCTTTTGCTGTTAAAGATATATTTGGTTTAACAGACTGTGTTACAGGTTTTTTAATTACAGGAGTTTGATATATTTCAAATTCTTTAGGATATAAATTCTGAAGCATCCATGGAGCCATTGAATTAGTTAACGCATTCTCAGGATAACCATAAAATTTTCTATAAGGAACTTGTAATGTACTTCCATCAATTGTATCTCCACCGTGTTCAGGTAAATCTAAAGTATTTAAGGATCTTCTTTTTGACAGAAGTTTTGCTCTTTCAGCTTCCTGTTCATCTCTCAAAAGAGAAAGCTCCTGATTCATCGCTTCAAGAGCTAAAACATCTCCTTTATCGAAATCTTCACCTAACCTCAGTTTATATTTATTAACGATCTGTTTTGCACGATCAGCAAATGTTTGTTTCTTCATTTACTTTACTTTAAGCTTGTTACTGAATATATAACCATCCCAGGCTAACTCTCCACCCTCAGTCATACCTACAGCTGACATCTTTGATGTCTTTGTCGGATTACCTTTTATATCCACTGGTATTCCACCTATTCCTTCAGAATGCTTGTCTGCTTTATTCGAATAATTAACTATTTGAGGATTCATCAGGAGATCTCCACCATAAGCAAATGTTGCTCCATAGTTTATATCCTGGTCACCACCAAATAAATTTGAAGTCCTTGCTAATAACTGTTGTTGTAATTGAAGCTTTTTATCTGCTTCAATCTTAGCATTAATCTCTTTTTGCTGCTGTTCAGCAAGAGCTTTATCAGCTTTTCTTTGCTGACCTGCGGTAAGAACCGAACCAGCTAAATCAAGAACAGGTCCGGCAATACTTCCGATACCTGGAATAAGACCTGCAAGTGAACTTGCTCCTTTGAACAATCCACCTGCAGCACTTTTTAACCATGAACCAAAACCGTATTCAGGAAGCATCATATAACCACCTAAATCATAGTTCATTGGAATATATCTTAATACAGGATCTTTATCCTGAGTACCTAAACTCGGTAATTTTGTAACGGGCATAATAAAAATTATTAGACGGTAGATTTCACCCTTTGCTAAGATACAGAGTCTCCTAATAACAATCAAATATTTTAGCTAAAACTTTCTAATACTATTTATTAGATAACATATAGGAAGTTATTATATCGTGGGCAATAAATCTACGTGGATTACTATTGTTAAATTCAAGTTTCAGTTTCATATAACTGTCCCTTATTCGTGCATCTCTCCGATCGGCAGTAGTTCCGGTTTCGTCATATAATGCGCGTTCTATGACATGTCTCCATGTCCTGATTCTTCGTCTTATATTGACTCCTGACACAAGAGCAATAGTTCCTGTATCTTGGTAATCATTGCTTATCCTTACAGATGTAAATGTTTCATTTGTAATGTTGTCTGTAGAATTGTAAACTTCAGTTAACCATTCAAGATTATTAAACACACACATCTCTCCTGATCCAGGATTAACAATAAGCGTGATATTCGAAGCCGCAGGATTATTTCCATAGAAACTACATCTTGATGCCTGTGTATCATTATGTCTGTAAAGACTTAACCCATCAGATGTACTGATAACTTTATCGTTGTAATTAATAACATATATAGGATAATAAGTATATCGGGAAATAAACGAATCAGTAATCTCATTATAAACAAGATTGATATTTTTTCCATTATCTACAATATTCACCTCTTTGTAGTACGGATCATGGAAAAGAAGAATATTAGAAAGAATCAAAGTTCCTGTGAATAAATCTCTGAACCAGCTCTGCATACCTTTCATAAGAGAAAGTTCTTCGATACCATTTGAATATCTGAACATTGCCTTATTAAGAACATCAACCCAATATAATCCATTCTGAGTAAGAAGTATATGATCCCTGTGTGATACACCGACATCAAATTTTGCATAATCAAATCTTGTAAGTACACCTGATGTACCAAGAGAAAGTTGTGCTGCACTCTGAGTCTGCACTAAAGCTCTTTCGTTTATAGATATTGTACCAAATGCTTTAGGCTGGAAGAACAACATTTGATTATTAAGAACCATCAATGCAATAAGTTCTCCATATTGAGGGTCAACATCAATATATGAATTAGCTCCGAAGTTAAGCCAGCTGTCAGATAGCTCATTATTAGTCTTTATTCCAGATGCAATTATCCTTGTATCAAATACTGTCTGAGCAGTCCAATCGAAAGGTCTACTTATATATATTTTGGTTGTATTCTCTTTTGAATAAACCGTGTTATAATCATATAAGTTTGTTTCCTGTGTATATTGTTTGCTACCGTCATCATCAACATAAATACCTTTTCTCTCTCTCATCAGAAAGATATCAAGACTTGAATCCTGAACCTTTGCATGATAACATGCATCCATTCGTAAATCAAGATTAATACTTGTCTCAACAGGAAATATTGCAACTTCAGATTTACCAGTTGCAACATTCAACTGCCATCCTGAATGAAGGTAATCGAACATTGAAATATAAGTATCTCCATCAAATACAGGAATTACAGCATGATTATGTTTCTGAACTAATCCTGTTGCCATATAAGTATTTCTTGATCTTGACTCATAAGTGTTTCCACCATACTGACTGAGAAATACATTTCTTTTATAATTGACAACTTTCTTATTTGCAGGTGCATCGTTTAATGCTGTAAATGAAGTAAATATACCGTTACAAAGAAAACTTATTCCTTTGTCTCCATACTGTTCTACTCCTGCATTGGTTCTTAATCCTGAACGATAAGTTAATCCGTTTATAACAGCTTCGGATGTATCCATGGTTACAAGTGTACCAGCATTAAGATCCTTACCGTTATTTGAATAAAACTCGTTACCTGCAACAGCAGATGATTTAGGTGTCTGAGGATTAGTCAAGGCTGTTATATTCCTGTACTTTCTCCTTTCTACGCTGTTCACATAATCGTTCTGAGAAGTATCGCATATTCCAACTACCTGAAGTTTATCACCAAACTGATAAGAAAGATTTCTGTTAAATGCTATTTCAGGGGAGTTAAGACTTACAAGATCATCAGACCATGTTGATGCTCCACCTTCAAGCCAGGAATAAGGATATCTGTTAGCACCATTCTCATACATTCCTGTTATTAATCCCTGGGCAAGAATTGATCTGTCACCAGATTCTCTTCTTACTCTTACTATCTGATAAGTGAAATCCTCTGCTTCTGTACCTGTCAGATCAATATCAAATTCCGGATACAGTATATTCATCATGATTTTTGCTGATCCTGTATTATAATATACAGGAGAAAAATCATTCTTCTCTGTACCTGCAGCAACATATGCAACAGTTACAGAGTCAGTATAGTTAAGATCAAGTTGTATATATCCATCCCATCTTTCAACAGTTATTGTATGTACACCTATGTCATTAAATTGAATAGTTACCTGATTATTAGCATAATCAATTAATCCTACAATAGATACATAAATGCTTCCTAACGCTGTACTTACAGCACTTAACACATCATCAATAGACGATTCGTTTGTTGTATATCCGTACCCTGAAGACGAAGCATTACCATCTATATATACTCTATAAGTCAGACTTGAGCCAGGAACATAATCGAACATTGTAATAAGTGTCTGCTGAAGTGTAGCTAAACCACCGCCACTTGGATCATACATCTCTGTACTTGCAACTGTACTTATTGATGGCATACGGATATCACCAATCCATTTGACAAATGATGATCTTCCTTTTTCATCAAAGAATACAATACCATACCTGTAAACTTCATCTCTTGCGTATCCAAGATACCTTGCACATTGATAAGGACTTGCATAATTATAATATGAAAGATTTTCAGGAATACTTTCAGTTCCGGTTTTTATATAAGATACTCCTGAATTATCATCGAGTTCAACAGTCTTTAATTTAAAAGTATATTTAATATTCGGTCCCTCTCCACCAAGAGTTGCACCATCACTTTGATACATAAAACGATAGTTATGATCTCCATCATTATCTATATCATTAAATCTGTTGATAGCATCAAATGTCTCAGGTATATTTTCCCATCCTATAACATCATTGGCTGTAACATGAACAGGTGGTGAGCCAGGTTCATAATATTCCCATGTACCTGCAGGATTACTTCCATCTCCCTGATACCAGTTACCATTTATATCGAATATTTTACATATCCTTCTTAATGATGCTGTAGCCTGATAATTAGGATCGGTTGGTGTATCACTTGCTCCTGCAAAACGATATGCTCTTGCATCAAAATTTATATCAAATGATTTTTCAGTAATATTTGACGGGAACAGTATATTATCTTTTACTGTAAGGTCTTCGGCTGAAAAAAGATAGGTTCCAAAAAGCCTTATCTGTTCAAGAGTGTAACTTCCAAGATTTTGTCCTGAATCAACAAATGTAACGGTATCTCCATCAGAAGAAATAGATTGTTCATCAATAAGTCTTATCTGAGGATCACCATATAAAGTTGTATAGTGTACCGCAAGAATTCTTATCCTGTTATATCCGGTTGCTGTAATATCTATTGAACCGATCACAGCTTTACCTGTATTGACATCAAGTTCACTTCCTTTGTATCCATCTGAAGATGTATTAAACTCAGATGATCCTGTAAGGTTGATCAAATGACTCATCGGTGAAAAGGCTGTCTCGTTACCGTTTAATGCATAAAGCTGGTAAGTATATTGAACTTTTCCTGATCGGAGATTGCCTGAACCAAACGAAGTTATTTCAGGTCTCGTTACAGAGAAGTTACTTATAACTTCAAGTTTATCTACCGATAGATTATCAAGGTCATTTGTATTTGCATCGTAGATAGTATTCAGATGCCTGAAATTATTATATCCATCCACCCAATATATCTTCTGAACTTTATCAGATTCATACCTTCCTACAGCTCGTATTTTACGCGTAGTTGAAAGATCCAGGTCTGCTTCATATAAGAGGTTACCCCCGTTATGAACTCTTGTTATATCTAATGTAAGAAGGTCTGTTCCGGTTTGTGCTTCAAGTGTTGAAATAGGAATTCTCCATATCCTGTCTGTACCCATGTTATTAGTAGTCCACAGAATAAGATAATCTCTGAGTATTACATGACCAACAATATAATTATTACCTGACGATACAGTATATACTCTTCTGTAGTTGCCAAGTATATTTTCTATTGCTCCACTGCTCAGTCCATCTTGAGTTATTATACGAATATTCTGTGCATCGAAATAGTGGGAATCATCATATTTAGTCTTCGATGAATCCTGATCCATTCCCTGCGCGAATGTATTTCTAAATGTACCCATTAACCTGCGTTATTATGAAGTATTAATCGTTCCTTATCAGAAGAATAAATAAATGATGCATCATGGAAATTAGGATTAACCTTAAGTCTGAGGAACCTGTTCTTGATAGCTTCCATTTCATTTATTGAAGGCATTGCTGCTTTTGTTGTTGCTGCACCTATATACCAAAGTCTTTCCTGTTCAAGTTTTTCGTATCGGTCTCTTGTAAGTTTCTCCTGCATCCATAATCTGAATCCTATTCTTTCTGCAATATAAGCCTGGACAGCCATAATGAATTTAATATCATCAGGAACCATAGGCATTCCAAGATTGTTTGTAGGAAATGCTTTATAGCACATCTCTACCTCACCTGACTCAAATGACGTAAATATGTAACCGTTGTTTATTGTATAACTGTACTGAGATTCAACAACATACACTTGTTCTATATCTTTAAAGAAAGAACTTGACTTACAAATCATCGGCATCTTTGTATCATAATCCCTTGCAAAAATTATATGATGCAGATCGTTGGGAAGTTCTCCACGATAATCAGTAATTACAATAGGATCAGGCATACCTGTATCTCCGTTGGTTATTTTTTCAATATATGCCTGAGGCGCACCAACAAGAGATATCACATCCCATACCCATTCAATAACTTCATCGTACTTTATTTCAAGATCGAATCCATTATCACGAAATACTCTTTCAATGATATAACTTACATCAACATATTTACCATTTAAAGCCATTTTTATATTTTATTAAAATTCAGGTGAGTCAACAAATGAAAACATTTTCTCTTCATCTTTCTTCTTTTCAAAATCAAAAGGATTTTCTGTTGTCACATATTCTTCACGTTCATCAATATATTTGGCATCCTTACCACCATCTTTAGGTGTACCATACTTACTCATAGTTACAATGTATCCACCTTTTACCTGACGTACAGATTTATTGTAATGAATGCCATTCTCTTCCCATGATTTAGAGTATGAAACCTGTTTATTTCCTTTGTCATCTGATTCTTTTCTAATTACTTCTTCCATTGTATTTTGATTTTTGTTCGTAATAATCTACTTCTCCGCTGAAAATTGCCTGGGCAAGTTTACGTTTATTTGTCCTCGACATCACCAGAGAATAAGCTGTCTGGTTAGTTATTGAACATGTGCTTTTATCCCAAAACCATTTGCAGTTAAATCCTCTGAAATGTTTATTCAAGTGGAATACAAGTTGTTTTCTTTTCTTTGCTTCAGGATCA